TATTATGATATTGGTCGTAGACCACGGGTGATGGGCTTGGTACTACCGATTCGTGTTTTCTCTTCTCTCTTTGGTTCACCCTCCTGGCTATTGCTGGGAGGGATATGCCTCAAATGCCTGCATGAGGGCAGACAGGTAAACCTCCATTAAAATAAAATTTTGTGAAAAGCATCTTCATTTTGTGAGGGTGCTTTTTCATTGCCCAAAAGAAAGAAGGTGGATTCATGGGCAGACCACGCAAATTTAAGACACCAAAAGCACTGGAAACAGCATGGGAAGAATATAAAGCATGGTGCAATAATCAAACTGTCCTGACCCATGAATTCAGTGCGAAAAATTCTGAATTTGTCAGTAAGGAATTGAAACGCAGTATTACCTGTACGATTGAGGGTTTTTGTGTATGGGCAGAACTTTCGCGACAGGCTTTTTACGACACATATGCGAACAATCCACAGTTTCTTGACATTGTCACGCGCATGAAAGAAGAATGCGAAATTGACGCCCGGACGAAATTTGAACTGGGTGCAGTTGATTCGCGGCTGGCTGCACTTTGGATGAGCAAATACGGCTATGGCACCAAAACCGATGCCAATATATCCGGCGCCGCTCCTGTACAAATTGTGGACGACATCAAGGAGGAGAACAACCATGACTAACTTGACAGAATGTATTGCGCCTGCATTTTACCCAGTGCATAATGCAATCAAACGAGAAAACATCACACATTACTGGCTGAAAGGTGGACGTGGTTCTACCAAATCCAGTTTCGCAGCCATTGAAATTATTCTTGGTATGATGCAGCATCCGGATGCAAATGCTGTCTGTCTGCGTAAAGTGGGACTGTATCTCAAAGACAGTGTGTATGAGCAGCTTGTCTGGGCAATCAGTAAACTTGGCGTTTCCCATCTTTGGGAACAACGGATCAGCCCAATGATGCTGATTTATCTGCCGACTGGACAACGTATTTTATTCCGTGGTGCGGATAAACCCAAGAAAATCAAATCAACAAAAGTTTCCAAAGGATACATCCGCTACATCTGGTATGAAGAATGTGATGAATTTCTTGGCAAAGGTGAAATTGATACCATCAATCAGTCCCTGATGCGCGGTGGTGATAAATTTGATATCTTTTACACATACAATCCACCCAAATCGCAAACCAATTGGATTAACCGCGAAATTGAACTTCAGCAAACCCGCTCAGATACGCTGGTCCATCACAGCGATTATCGCAGCGTACCGGAAAACTGGTTAGGTGAACCGTTTTTGCAGGAAGCAGAACAGCTTCAAACCACTAACGAAACCCGTTATCTACACGAATATTTAGGCGAGGTCACAGGCACAGGCGGTGAAGTGTTCCGCAATATCATATTACGGGAAATCACCGAATCCGAGCGGAAGTCATTTGACCATATCCGGCGCGGATTGGACTGGGGTTATGGTCCTGATCCGTTTGTATATTTGGCGCTGCATTATGACCGAAAACGCCGCAGAATATTTATCTACCATGAATTTTATAAACATCGTGCCGGATTCGATGAAATCGCAAATGAAATCCATCAGGAAAATCCTATGAGAAAAGAAGTTATTGCAGAAAGTGCAGAACCACGCTCCAACGATGAACTGAAAGCCCGCGGGGTGCGTTTAACAGCAGCGAAAAAAGGTCCCGGCAGCGTAGAACATGGCGTCTGCTGGCTGCAGGATTTAAATGAAATCATTATTGACCCTGTATCCTGCCCTAATGCCGCAAGGGAATTTACAGGCTACGAACTCGAACGCACAGCCGATGGTAGTACATTCAAATCAGGATTCCCGGATAAAGATAACCATACTATTGACGCGGTACGGTATGCCTGTGAACGAGATATGAAAAAAGGTGGTGTCAGCGTGTGGTAATCAGCAGTAAAATCATTCAGCGGCATTTAAGCGGTCATATGAATTTCATCCGGCAGGCTGAAACTGCCAGACGTTATTTTGCCAATCAAAATGATATCAAAACAGATAACCATGTTATCCAGCGTGCCGCCGAAGTGGAATCCGAATTGGGAAACCCATTGCGCACAGCAGATAACCGCATTTCCCACGATTGGCACAGCCTATTGGTCACGCAGAAAGTTGCTTATGCGCTTAGCTTCCCACCTGTTTTTGATGTTGGGCAGAAAAGCCATAATGCACGGATTTCTGAAATTCTTGGCGATCATTACACAAGCACAGCGGTTCAATTGGGCATTGATGCAAGCAATACTGGCGTAGGCTGGCTGCATTATTGGACAGATGAAACAGGTGCATTCTGTTATCATACTGTTGACCCTGTGCAGATTATCCCTATCTTTTCCGGCACACTGGACAGTAAACTAATCGGTGTTTTGCGTTGTTATATCATGGACGACCCAAAAACCGGACAGCAAAAACAAATCTGTGAAGCCTGGGACAATACTTGCGTCCGGTATTATGAACAGAATACATATGGGAATTATGCTTACTTTTCTTATCCGGAAATTGGGCAGGAAATGGCGCATGGTATGGGCGCGGTACCGTTTATCCCATTTTGGAACAACACCCAACATACCAGCGATTTGCCATTATACAAAGACCTGATTGACGCTTATGACAAAGTAATATCCGGCTTTGCCAATGATATGGAAGATGTACAAGAAATCATTTTTGTGCTGAAAAACTATGGCGGGGAGGATAAAACCGAATTTCTGGACGACCTCAAACGCAGTAAAATCATTAAAGTGGAAGGTGATGGCGGTGTAGATACCATCCGGGCAGAGATTCCGCATGAAGCCCGCAGCGCATTCCTTGACCGCACCCGCAAACAGATTTTTGTATCTGGCATGGGTGTTGACCCTGACCCCGGAAATTTTGGGGATTCTTCTGGCGTGGCGCTAAAATATTTATATAGCTTGCTGGAACTGAAAGCCGGTATGTTGGAAACCGAATTTCGCAGCGGTTTTGCGGAACTCATCCGTGCCATTTGCCGGCATGAAGGTTTACCTACTCCTGGACGCATTATTCAGACTTGGACGCGCAATGCCATCCAGAACGACCAGGAAACCGCACAGATTGCACAGCAGTCCACAGGTTTGATTTCAGACCAAACTATCTTGAAAAACCATCCATGGGTAGATGATGCAGAAGCCGAAGCCAAACAACTGGAAAAGGAAAAACAGCAAGCCTTGCAGGATGCGTCACAATTCCAGTTCCCACAGCAAGGCGGTGAGCCTGCAAGTGGCAGCGAATAAGTTGAATGCCGCCTATTGGCGGAAACGGGCTTTACAGCAGGTACAAAAGCAAGCCGCGGCAGACAATGAACTGAACCTCAAACTAAAGGCAGAATATGACCGTATTTTGCACGAACTGGACAGGGAATTAGCTGTATTTTATGCGCGGTATGCCGATCATGAAGGCATCAGCCTTGCCAAAACACGCAAATTGTTGCGGGATGCGGAACTGGAAGACTTCCGGATGTCGCTGGATGAATTTCGGGAAAAAGCTATTCTTGGCGGGTACGACAAAGAACTGAATGAAATTTATCTGCGTTCACGGGTATCCCGTTTACAGGCGCTGGAAACGCAAATTGAACTGCGGATGCAGGACTTGTTTGGCAGCCAGCGGGATTTGCTGCACGACCATTTGGCTGGCGTGTTTCTGGATACTTATTACCAAAGTATTTATGCCATCAGCCAACAGGCGTCAGTGCTTGCATCTTTTGCACGGATTGATTTTGCATCACTGGAATCCATTCTTGCCCGCCCATGGCTGGACGACAATTTTTCCAGCCGCATTTGGGCTGACCGTGATAAACTGACCCGTGAACTGGAAACCACCCTTGCACAAGCCTTTGTGCGCGGTGAACCGCTTGACCGTACCGCAAAAAAGCTGGCGGAGCGCATGGGCGTGTCGCAAAGGCGTGCGGCAACACTGGTGAATACGGAAAGTGCGCATATTGCGGCAGAAGCAACTATGCGGAGCTATCAGCAAACTGGTGTGGAGCAATATCGGTTTGAAGCTGGGCTAGACCTCAAAACCTGTCCATTGTGCGGCGCTATGGATGGCAAAGTGTTTCTGGTATCGGAACGGATCGTTGGGGTGAACGTTGAGCCATTGCACCCAAATTGCCGCTGTACAACCGTGCCAATCACTGAATTTGAACTGGATACCCCGCGCGCAGCACGTGACCCAGTGACAGGCAAAACCATGTATGTGGATAAAGGGCTGACCTATGATGAATGGCACAAACAATATGTGGAAAACGTACCAGAAGCCGCGGCAGCAGAAAAAGCATATCGGAACCGGCACGCTGACAAAAAGCAGTATGCGCGGTACCGGGAACAGCTTGGCAGTAAAAATGTTCCGAGAACATTTGCAGAGTTCCAGAAAATCAAGTATAATGAATCTAAGGGATGGACGGATTTACAACGGGCATACAAAGACCAGCCGATTCGGGATAAGATCCGTTCTGGTGAACAGCCCAAAACTATCGAAGCTGGTAAACAGGGCAAACATATTTTGGGACACAACAACTACATTGAAGGGCGCAGTTATTTGACAATCCCTTTGGATGAAGCGCAAAAATTGGTTGACCAATACGCTGGTACTGGTGAATTGGCTCGGGGCAGTAAGGGAGAGTGGGAACACCAAGAAATTATTCGCACATCAAAGCCAATTGGCGTAGATATCAATCCCATAACAGGAGAACGAACTATTGTAACAGATTTCAAAATTCATTATTCCAAGAAAGGCGTACATATTGTGCCGTTTAGGGGGCGTAAAAAGTGAATCTAATAGAATATTTTCGCGAAATATATCAAAAGTGCGACCCTTATAAAGTAAAAACGCGCTTTCGCATTATTTGTACAGATGGAATTACCCTGACAGGAGATTTTGCAGGATTAACCTCCGCATTAGATAACGAACCTGAAATCGCAGAAATTTCTATCTATCGTGATGATAACGGAGATTTAACCGGAATCCTGGAAACAGAAATCAAAAGCATTGAACTTGTTGAAGATTCATAAACAAGAGGAGGAAGCGTGATGGTAACGAAACGCCTAATCAAAACAATCCCGCTGTCAAACGGCAGGCTTTACGGCACAGCAAATACGCAGCGCAGGCTGCTGGGCGAATGCCAGCCTACTATCGAAATTTACCGGCAGGATAACCCGATTAAGGTACTGGGGCGAACATCCCATGCGCTGAAAAGTTATCATATGGCGCTTGTTTTATGTGGCGAACTTGACTTTGCACCTAGAATAAACTATGAGATAATTCGGGAAATTACAGGATATGACTTGACTGCGGATGTGCTTCTGTGCGGTGGTATCGTAAAAGAGCTGCAGTTTTCGGATTTATATCCGGAACAGATTGACCCTTTTGAAGGTTGGGAGTTCAGCACCGAAAATTATCAGCAAATTGGTGAATTGTTGGCGTTGAATGTGGAGGCGTGAAAGCAAATGCCTTGATGTTAAAAGCAGCGCAATTTTTGAAGTTAATCAAAGAAACAATCCCAGGGCTATAAAACAATAAAACCACCAAGATGAAAGTCAAGGTGGTTTTTTCATACCCAAAACGAAGAAAGGACAGGTTTTATGGAATTTTTAAAAGCACTTTTCGATTCCGGAGCACTGACTTGGGAGCAGTTCCGGGATGCGGCGAAAAAAGCAGGATTTGAGGTTGTCAACGCGGCAGGTGGGGCATATGTCCCTAAAGCAGATCTGGACACTCAAACCCAGCAGCTTACAGCCGCAAACAACACAATCAGCCAGCTGCGGGAAACCGCAAAAAAGTGGGACGGCAAAGACCCACAGAAGCTGGAATCCGATTTGAAAGCCCTGCAAACCAAATATGATACCGATATGGAAAGCATCCGCAAAGGTGCGGCAGTTGATTTGGCATTGACCAAAGCACGTGCGCGAGATGCAGCGATTGCCCGTGCGGCACTCAATTTGGATGAAGTGAAGCTGGACAAGGATGGCAAAGTCACTGGGTTGGATGCCCAGCTTGAAACGCTCAAAAAGGATAAAGCATGGTTGTTTGAAGATGTACAGCAGCCAGCAGCAGGCAGCAAACCGCCATACACCCCACCAGCAGGCGGCAAGCCTAATACAGTAACAGATATGGCAAGTGCGCTTGCTGAACATTACAAATAAGAAAGGAACATGAAAAATGCCGATTACACTTGCACAAGCGAAAACCGGGATGGCAGATCATATTGACCAGCAGGTCATTGATGAATTTCGCCGTTCTTCCGCGCTGCTTGAAGCGCTGACTTTTGATAATTCTGTTTCCCCTGGCACAGGCGGTTCTACTTTGACCTATGGTTATACCATGTTAAAAACCCCAGCAGGTGCGGACTTCCGTGAGATCAACAGCGATTATACCACGAATGAAGCCGACCGCGAAACCAAAAGCGTCAACCTGAAAATCTTTGGCGGGCGGTTTGAAATCGATCGCGTTCTGGCGAACACTACCAATGGGCAAATCAATGAAGTACAGTTCCAGCTTCAGGAGAAAATCCGTGCCACAACCAATCTGTTCCATTACACCGCGATTAATGGCGACAGCGGCACAAAAGGTTTTGACGGACTGGATACCTTGCTTGTCGGTTCATCCACAGAAATGAATGCAGATGTATCCACAACATTAGACCTGTCCACAGCGGCAGCAATTGACCAGAATTATAAAACCGTTTTAGATAAACTGGATGAGTTGTTAAGTGAATTGGATGGCGCACCAACCATGCTGATTGCCAATGCCGCATTAACAACCAAGTTGCGTGCGTGTGCCCGCCGTGCGGGATATTTAACCCATTCCGAGGACGCATTCGGGCGCAAAGTGACTGGTTATAACGGCATTCCATTCGCGGATATGCAGTATTATTATGACACTGCTGCAAAGAAAGAAGTGCCTGTTGTGCCGATTGTCACACGTTCCGAAACTTCCGGTTTGACTGATTTATATGCGGTACGTCTGGGTCTGGATGGCTTCCATGCGGTATCCCCGGCAGGCGACAAGGTGATTACAACTACACTGCCCGACTTTTCTACCGCAGGGGCGGTCAAGGCTGGCGATGTGGAAATGGTTGCGGCAACAGTCTTAAAGCGCACCCGTGCAGCTGGTGTGCTACGTAATTTCAAGGTGAAGTGATATGAAATATAACATTCAAGCGCCGGATATGGCGTATGATCGGAAAATTGCAGGGCTGCAATTTGTAAATGGCAAGGCTGTTACAGAAAACCGCTGGTTAGCATCCTGGTTTTCCGGACGTGATGGGTTCACTGTTGCGCCACTGGAAAGCGATCCGGCAGGCGGCAAAGAAGGAGAGGGCAAGCATGAAGGAAAATCTTCTGCAAAAGGTGGCAAACCTTCTGCCGGAAATCCCTCTGGAAACACTTGAGTTTGCCTGCGATTTAACCTGGCAATCCATTTGTAATTATTGCAATATAGACAGTGTGCCGGAAGGGTTATTATTTGTTGCGGCAATGCTGACAAAAAACTTGGTGCAAAGTGCAAGGTTATCTGAAAATGGGTTGCAGCCAACTGTAAAGGGCGTGTCACGTGGAGATACGTCCTTTACTTTTGCATCCGCAGCGGAGCAAATGACGCAAATTGCATCTGCAAATACCTTTTTACTGGACTATCACGCACAACTTAACGCATACCGGAAAATGAGGAAATAACCATGCTGGGAAATATCGAATTGGAACGTATGGCGCTGGAAATGACCTATGATGGATATATGACGGTGACTGGATACAGTAAAACTGTCATTGATGACGAAACTGTTGCAGTGCCGAAAACACTGTACGAAAACCAGCCTTGCGCCTTGTCATTTACCAAAACTCCGGATACAAAACAAGGCGAGGACAGCGGCGAAATCCGGTACCAGGCAATGATTTTTTGTGCGCCAGAACTGGATATCCCAGCCGGGTGCCAAATTACAGTGCAGCAATATGGGAAAACTTATGTGTTTCAGTACAGCGGTGAATGTGTTTGTTATCCGGCACATCAGCAGCTTTCTGTGATGCGGGAAAGGAGGGCGTAAACTTGGCACGTTGGGGAAATTGCGATTTTCACGAATTGCGCGAAATGGCAGAACGTTTCCATGCCGCAGAAGCGGCACATAAAAGCGAACAGATGAGCCGTGAGGTTTTGCAGGAACTGGGTAATATGCTGCTGCGTGCTACGAAAGATGCGACACCTGTTGACACTGGGCATCTGAAACGCAACTGGTTTTTGGGCGATATCCGGCGGTATGGCGATATCTTTACAATTGAAATTTATAACAATGTCGAGTATGCGCCATGGGTGGAAAATGGACACCGCATTGTCCGAAATGGGCAAACCATTGGCTATGTAAACGGAAAATATATGCTGCGCATTTCTCTTGCGGAACTGGAACACAAAGCACCATCTATTTACAGCCGCAGGGCACTTGATTTCCTGCGTCAGCTGATAGGAGGCGTGTTATGACCGATATCACAAAACTGATTGTACAGACATTGCATAAAGCTTTTTCGGACTGTGAAATTTACACTGAAACCATCCCGCAAGGTTTTCGGCAGCCATGTTTCTCTGTGCTTCAGATTGACGGCAGTGCGCAGGAATATCCCAATGAGCGCATTTTCTTAAGCATGAATTTTGATGTGCGGTTTTTTCCTGAAAAACGACAGCAATGCCGCGAAATGGCTGTATCTCTGACTGCATTGCTGCGAACCCTCCCAGGGCTGTGCGGCAGGGATATTTCCTGGCAGATTACTGATAATGTCCTACACTTTTTTGTCACATACGAACAGATACTGCAGGAAACAGAAGCGGCTGTTGCTATGGAAATTTTAACAATATCGACAGGAGGAAAAGCATGACTAAAAAAGGAAAGCCCTTATTTACG